GTTCTTGCTGGTATCGCGATATCTGGGTGTTATCCGATGGTCACGCAGAAGGGCCTATATTCCAGGATGCAAGCGCTACTTGGAAGGGCCTTCCTGAAGAAGCCCGAGAGTTGCCCAAAGGCGTGGAAGAAGATGGAGGATTTGAAACACCTCATTCTTCCGAAGGGCGCTCTCGACGGGCCTCAGATGGGTATTGAAGACTGGATTGCATCCATGCCTGGGAGGAGGAAACGCGCCCTGAAACGAGCTTACAAGCAGTTCTTGGAGGACGGACTGATTGTAGAGAAGGACCTGACTTTTTCTGCCTTTGTGAAGCAGGAACTCCTCGCTGCCTTCGAGGAGTATGAAGGGCCTATCTCTAAAGGGCTTGAGGAGACCATAGCCAGGATGATCATGGCACCGCAAGACAAGGCCCACATTATTGCCGGACCCGTGATCAAGCCTAAGCTAATGAGGTTAAAGGACCACTGGCACCACGATAACTGGATGTTCTACGGAGCCACAACTCCGAAGAATTTACAGAACTGGTTAGACAAGACCGTCGGAACTTGTGTAGACGGGGAAGTATTTGCCTTCTGGTGTGACTTTTCGATGTTTGACTGCACACACAACGCGTACAGTATGCAACTCATTGAGAGTTACTACTCAGAGATGGAGACTAGTCCCCTCTTCAAGATGGTTATCGACGCTTGGCGCGTGCCCGCTGGAACGATGGGAGAACTGAAGTTCAGGCTGCACCAGATAATGCTTGCTTCAGGGAGAGACGACACGGCTCTCATGAACGCTCTGTACTGCGGATTTACCATGGGGTTAGCAGTAGCGGCAGCAGTGAGAAACAAGCCGTTAGAGGATCTCGATTCCGAGGACATTCTGTTTGCCACGGCTTATATTCGCATAAGTATATGTGGTGATGATACCCTCGGGTTCCTCCCGAAGAATCTCTGGCCCAGAAGGGCTCAGATCATGACAAGTATCCAACTTAACTTGTCAAGGTTTGGGCTCGTCTCGAAGCTGGACTGCTCGAACTATTTGGGCAGTGCGGTTTATCTGGGCATGCGTCCCTACAACGTGCCGACCCCTTTTGGACGGCAGTGGTTGTGGGGTCGTACCATTGGTCGAGCAGCCTATAAGATGGGCTGGATGCTCGACCTGTCCAAGGGCGATGCGGCCGCCTGGGCCTTCGGGGTGGCCGACTCCATTGTGCGTACGCAGCCGTATGTACCGCTGTTGTCCGATCTTGCCAGGAAAGTGGTCGAGTTGAGTCAGGGTTACAAGCGCACCCCTGTCTTGGCGGACCCCCACAAACCCTGGACGCATTGGACTCCGCACGAGAACCTGGGCCAGTTGACCTATGACGACCAGACACTTCACTGTCTCGTGTTGTCGTACGAGACACCCACCCACTTCGGGGCTTCACAGCCGGTTTCCCCCACAACATACGACCTTCATCGTAGTGTGGGAAACATTAAGAAAATTGACCGTCTTCCATACAACTTGGAGGATTACGCGTTGCAGTTCTACTGTAACCGTGACGACAAGTAGGCGACGGTCGTGAGACAACCTTTTTGATTGCTGTTTTGTTGCCAGTCAGAGACGAACTGCTTGAGTAATGTCACACACGGGCCTTAGATCACTGGACCAGGTAGCTCAAACTATCTGCCTCCCAAATGAGCGTGCTCCAGTGCGTTTACCTACGTACCCCTCTATCGACAAGACTGCCCTATTCCGATACCGGTACCAGAACACAGAGAGT